CATGTTCCAGAATGAAATCAAGATCAAGGGTTGTCTGAGTAAGTAGATCTGGAACTATTTTAGGTAATTTTTTAGGTCCTAACCCTTTAACACCTTCGATGTTATCGGATTTATCACCCATTAAAACTTTATACATTAAAAAATTGTGAGCCGGTACTCCATAATCAGCTTCTACCATTCGTGGGGTATAAAACTTCTTTTTTGTTGGACTCCAAACTGTAATTCTTTCGTTTACTAATTGTAAAAAATCTTGGTCTGCTGATAGTATAGTAACATCTTCATCTAGTAAAGTGTGAGCTATATATGCTATTGTATCATCAGCTTCAATTTTGTCTATTGAAATAACATTAATAGGAAGAAAATCTAAATATTCAATTAAACGAGAAAATTGGATTTTCATTGCATCTTTTTCTGCTTTAGCATCTTTAAATGCATCCCATCTAGTAATTCGTTTACCTGGTGTTCTATTAGCTTTATAATCAGGAAGTATTTTTCTTCTACGTTGACTACCTCCTGCACCATCGTAAACTATAATTACTCTAGTTGGGTCTACTTCTCTAATAGCATAAGCTAAAGATCTTAAAAAACCAGTTAGTCCTCCTACAGGTACACCATTATCATTTAGGGCTCCATTTACGGCGAATGCTCTTAAGTAAAGATTTAAACCATCTACTATTAACACCCTATTATTTACCCCTAAATCGCCCGGTTTTTGAACGTTATCTAATAAACTAAATATGTCTTCCATTATAATCCAGTTTCATCGATTTCAATGTCTGGATCTAATTCTTGTGGGTCTTCATGTTGATATTTCATAACATAAGCTTCACAAGTGTCTCTATACATAGCTTCTCTAATTTCAGGTCTATCTTTACATAATTTTTCTAATTCTTTACCTGGAAAAGATAATATTTCACCTGTTGCAGTGTCTGTGTATTTACAAATTGGACCTGATTGTTTACAAACTTTATAATTTTTCATCAATTTTAACCATCCACCATAATCGTCTATACCTTGTCTGTAAAAGACATTGTATCTGATTTTTCTGTTTGGAGGACCCATTCTGTTTTTAACTACAATTGCTTCAACCTCTGACCCTACAACTTCATCAACCCCATTAATTTTTTCTTTAAGTTTCCCAACTTGTTTAAGTCTTAATCTAACTGAAGCATGAAATTGTAGAGCTTTACCACCAGAAGTAGTATATTGATCAGCAAATGGCATTGCACCCATCTTTTGTCTTAATTGGTTCGTAAATACTAAAAGTATTTTTTCCTTACCAATTAAGTTAGTAATTTTACGCATTGCTTTAGATAAAATGATAGCTTTTTGTGTTGCATAACCATCTTTTTCAAAGTCAGCGGCTGATTCAATTTTAGTGGTAGCTGCGGCTACTGAATCTACAACAATTGTTACAAGTTTATTTGGATTTTTTTCTCTAACTTTAAGGATAACATTTTCAATTGCATCCATAATGTCTTCAACTGTTTCAAGAGGTAAATATACCATCTTTTCTACATCAACTCCAATTGCTTGTAAAAACTGTGCGTTTAATGATGATTCAGTATCAATATATACCGCAATACCATCTTTCTTTTGTGTGTTTGCTATAACATGAGACGCTAACAGGGACTTACCACTTTGCTCTAGACCTGTAATTTCAACTATTTTAGAAACAGGTAATCCTCCATCTGGGCGATTTGAAATAGCTAAATCTAATACAGTTGATCCCGTAGATACCCAATCAGTAACATCAGTTGGTGAATCTTCACTTCCATCTAAAAAATAAGCTACTCTATGGTGTGTTTTACTAAATTTTTTATTTAGAGATTCTGCTAATAGATCTGTTAGTTCATCTCTATTTGTGTCTTCTTTTTTCTTTGCCATTAGTCAAATAATTCATCAAGTTTACTATCTATAGTCTTTTTAGTTTTAGAAGGTGCTGCTTTAACTTCGGTTTCTTTACCTCCATCTTCTTCAGCTGGTTTTAAATAACCTTGTAATTCGTCCTTCATTTCTTCAAAAGTATATTTCTTAAATAAAGAAACTAAATCCTTTTGATTTTCTAAAAGTGATGTTGCTTTTGTAGCATCATCTACTAATGGTGTTTGGTTTGGTTTAACACGAACAGTTGTTGTATTAAACATTTTACCTGTTTCTGCTGCTGGAATCACTTCAATTGTAACATCACGTCCTTTTTGAATGTCTGTAATATCACCATAATCTTCATCAGCCATTACACCTAATAGTTCTTGATAAACCATTTTACCAAATTCATAAAACCTAACTCCTTTATCTTCTTCTCCTCTTACTACTACAGGAGCAAAAATTCTAAGTTTTGGGTATAATTTTTTAGCTAATTCCATATTTTCACTATCACCCGATTTTTTTAATTGAGTAGCAAATTCTAAAATAGGATCAGATTCACTAAAATTAGATAAAGCAATCATTCTTGGTTTACCAATACCGAAGTAAAAGTATAATTCCGAAAATGGAAAGTCTTTATTGTGTGTGTAAGGTACTATTCTTATTACTGATTTTTCACCTACTGGTGGTCTCCAAAAATTATTTTTGAAGTCGCTAGAGCCACCTCCCCCTTTGTTGTTTAGTTTTGCTAAACGATTCTTGATTTCATTTAAATCCATAACTTTATATTATTTTAATTTGTTATTTTTATTGATTACTGTAGTGATGTAGTAAATATTTTTGGCCAAACCAAGTTTTTTTATAAGTTTTTTATTCTTATTGTTATATCATGGGGGGCATATTCATTTCCTCCAAAATATGGATACAAATAATACCTACGTACTAAACCCCAATTACCTTCAGGTCTTCGTCTAACAAATGTAGTATCACCATCTATAACTACTTGATAATAAAATGTGGTAATATTAATAACAGCGTTGTATATTTCATTTATTTCAATAGTCCTTATAGTACCAGATGAATGTCTACTTTCTTCATGTCGTAACCAACATAATTGTATTTCACCATTTATATATCTCCAACCTAATCTTATAGAATATTTTTGATGTCTTACACCAAAATCACTCATACCATATATTTTATTTACATCACTTTGGTTTTCTGCTATTTCAGTTTCATATATAGCACTTTCATCTAACATAAAGTTAAACTCTATTCTTGAATTAGTGGGATGGTTTATAAAATTACCTGAACTATGTTCACCTTCAGGTATAGTGTATACTCTAAAACCTAAATCATCAACTTCTTTTTTACATGAAAATAATACTAAAAATAGTATTAGTAATATTCTAATCATTTTAACGATATATGATATTTAAATAATAAAACACCCCCCATATTAGCTACTATATCTCCTTTTTCATATCCTGTTCTATAACGTTCGTCTAGTACTTCTTTAATAACACCTACGCTAAAACTTAAAATTCCAGCATATGCTCGTGCTTTTTTATTTCCTATTCTAGGTTTTAAAAAATGATAAGTAGTGTAAGCTATAGTATAACTAGTTGTAAAATGTAATAGTTTATCTACTCCTATATTAAAGGTATTAGGACTACCCTCTATAGATACTGGTAGTATTTTTAGATTTTGTGAACAAAGATTTAATGAAAATAAAGATAATAATACAATAATAATACGTTTCACAAATAAAGGTTTTAAAAATTATTAATTAATATAACCTTTTTAAAACTATTTATTATACTACTGATCTACTACCTTGACATTTCCATTTTCTTCTAGATAATGTATTAGCACAAGGTGGATTTTTACATTTTTTAATTTTAGCTGAACGAGCACAATATGCGTGAGCTTTTGCAGTACCAGGTCTTATTCTATCCCCTCCATCTGATGCTTTGCCTTTTTGGCCAAATGATCTACATTTACCATTTACTCTTTTAGCAAAACGTTTACCTTTTGAAGGTTTACATTTACCCTTTTTTTTTTCTTCTAATTCTTGTCTAACTAAATCTTTTAATTCACTAAGATTAATTTCATTTTTAGAAGCATATGAAGACATATTTTTCTTTGATAAAGATAAAGCGGCATCTTCATTTTTCTTTTTTTTCTTTTTACCACTCATTTGGCCTTTACAAACTTTAACAGCTCTACCCATTAGATAAGCTCCATGTTTTTCACCTGCAGCTTTACGTCTAGCAACATATGCTTTACCCTTAGGGCAAAGTTTTTCATTTAACATTTCTAATATATTTTCTGTAATTTCATTTAAAGGTGTTAAAATATAATCGCTATGTTTATGTTTTTCTACATTAGCCATTTTACTTAATGTTTTATTTAAATTAAATCCCTTAGGTTTATCCATTTTATCAACTGCTTGTTTAATAGGTTTTAAACCTGCTGCTCCTCCTTCTTTTTTAAGAATTTGAATTATTTTAGCTTCTATTTTTTTTATATTATTTTCCACCGGCTTTTTTTGTATTTTTTACGTATTGTTTATTACTAGCTGTTTTTTTTCTTGATGTTGCTGCTCGTTGAGCTTTTGTAAGTGAATTAGCTTTAGCACGAGGCAAACAACGCTGTGTTTTTTTACCTTTTTTCATTGTACCACATTTACCTGCAATGTTACCTTGAGTATCTATTCGTACCCAATCTTCTTTTTTAAACCAATTTCTTAAATTTTCTTCTATAGCTTCAATAGGTTCTTTATCTAAAGCACCTTTTAAATTACGTTTTTGCCAATCGTAAGATGACTCATCATCATTAATAGGACCACCTGCTGCCCATGTGTAACAAGTTCTAGCTGAATGGCATTTAAAATGATGCATCCAACAGTAACCTAATCTGCCATCTTCATCAGTAGCACCAGGCATACATGATTCCATTCTTTCAGAAATATCAAATGCAACACAATTACTACAATTTGATTTTTTGGCTTCTTCTGCTGATGTTGTTTCACCCCATTTTTTAGCGTATTCTTCCCAATAACCTTCATCTGATAAATTTAAAGGACCATACTTAATAAAGTCAGCTGAAATAGCTCTGTTACGATTAAGAGTGTTTAATTCTAAATTTTGAGTAGGAGCAGGACATTGCTTAACTGCTTTTTCTGTTTGCTCTCTAATGACATTTTTTAGTTCTGATTTCTTCAATTTTTCTTTATATTTGCTAATTCAGTCATTCTTGATTTATTTAATAATTCTCCTTTAAGTTGTAATCCTTCATTAAGAGGAACTTCCATATCTCGAACATCTTTAGTTGGTTCAATCATTTTAGGCTCCATGTCTAAAGGATTAAGTGCTGGTTTTTTACATGATGATGGATTAAATTGTTGTGCAGGTGTCCATCCTGCAGGACATAAAGGTCCTGGGAATATATTTGCTACTGGAGATCCACCACTATCACATTGATGACATTCTATATCTTTTTCTATTGGTGATGTAGATTCTATACAACCTGTACCTGCAGCCATACAAGAAGCTTCATCAACGTAAGCATTAAATCCTTGAGGTATTCCATTTTGCGACCACCAATTTAAAGGTAAACTACTTAATTGTAAACAAGATGATGGGGGAACTTGCATACCCGGGGTACCATGACAAAC